TGAGACTTGCTGCCACAGGGGTACAAGACGAATGGCTTACAGGTGAACCACAGTTTTCTTACTTCCTGACGAAATTTAAGAGACATTCAAAGTTTGCATTTGACTACATAGAAAGTCAATTTGATGGAACCATAGACTTTGACAAGACTATCACATGTAGAATACCCGGTGATAAAGGTGATTTGGTTAAAAACTTAACACTGAAGATAACACTTCAAGACCCAACACCCGATAGTGGTGGTGTGAATAATACGATTTGGTGTCCCTCTGTTATAACCCATCTTATTGAACATGCTGAACTTTTCATCGGAGGGCAACCCATTGAACGGATTACAGGCGAATACATTTACATGCATCAGCAGCTCTACAACACGAGTGATGATATAGATCAGACACTATACTTTCTAAATGGACATGGTAATATATTAAGTTATGCTTCTGGTACAGAGTATACCTATTTCATAGACTTGCCCTTCTACTTTTATAGAAATTCATCCCTAGCTATACCAACTTGTGCCCTGACGAAACAGGTTGTGGAAGTACGAATCAAGACAAGACCCTTATCGGAACTGACATTTGGTGGTGCTGAACCAGGTGATACAGCCGCTATCAAGAAGTTTTCGTTGGATACAGAGTTTGTATACGTCACACCAGACGAAACTAACTTTCTGATGTCTAGACCTTTAGATTATGTCATCACACAGGTTCAGATGTCTAAATTCAAAATGAAGGCGGGTGATACTACAAAATCAGTCATGCTCAACTTCAAACACCCAGTCAAAGAACTCATGTTTGTATCACAGTCTGATGTTTCTTTCCAAAACAACTACCCAAACGAATACAATACGATAACGAATGCAGAACTTCGTTTCAATAATGAAGTCGTCTTCAATAGAAATAACAAGTTCCTGGTATACGAACAACCATTAAAACACCATGTAAATTCACCATACTCTGGTGTCATTACACCCGGTGCCCCATTTGGGAGTGCTTTCAAGTTTGGACCAGCAGAGTTTGGTATGTACTCCTTCTCCCTCCAACCTGAGATGCCTTACCCTACCGGACAGGTAAACATGAGTCGCATAGCTCATAAGTTGTTTAAGATAACCATCGACCCCAAATATGCAGATAGTGATAACAACACTCGTGTATACGCAATAAACTACAATGTATTGAGAATAGATAGTGGATTAGCTGGTTTAAAATTTTAGGTGGATATAATAGTAATGGCTGGTGAACTTCAGTTGACGTCTTCAGGGCCTCAAGAGAAGTTCTTTACGTTGGACCCAGACTATAGTCATTTCATAGAAACATTTAAAAGGCATTCAAACTTTTCAAATCAATATGCTGATCTAGACCCAGAAAATGAAGCTAATTTTGGAAAAAAGGTTAGGTTTAAAATCCCCCAAAATCAGGGTGATTTATTGAAAACATTGAGTTTGAAAGTCACACTTCCTTCTATTACCACACCCTCAGTCTGTTATATAGAATCAGCTGGACACGCTCTCATCGATTATGTAGACCTCATCATCGGTGGTAAAGTTGTTCAACGTTTAACGAGTGATTATCTTCAAATATATTCCGAACATTTCGTCACACAAACGAAGCAAGATGCACTCGAAGAACTCATCGGTAAATTCCCCGAGAGGACAGCATTTAGACGTGTTTCGAATCCACTCATTGTTGCTCGTAATGCACTAGGAAACACAGAAGATATAAGCTTTTTTGTGGATTTACCATTTTACTTTTACAACAATCCAGAACTCGCTATACCACTGTGTGCTATAGATCTCCAAGAAGTTGAAGTTGAATTCAACTTGAGAAAAGCACAGGACATGGTGATCAAAATCAATGGAGAATATGGAGACATTACAGGAGAGACTTTAAACATCAAGGATTTTCAGCTTTGCACAGAAGTTGTGTACTTGGATTGTGAAGAAAGAATCAAGATTCGAAAGACAAAACGAGACTATCTCATCACACAAATCCAGGAAAATATTTTTGATATCGGGGTGGGTGTCAATACTGGAAAGTTCAAACTCGATTTTGTAAACCCAGTGAAAGAGTTGTATTTCGTTGTTCAAAGACAGGGGACAGCGGGAGATGGTGTTTCAGAAGGGAACTTCGTCACCCTATTCGATTATGACAATACACTCGAAGAAACAGGAAACAAGTACATCCTGTACGAAAACCTAGACCACCTCAAACTTACCCTCGATGGTCAGGAAATTATTACGGAGGACACCGGGAACATGGTATTCCTCAAGGCGGTCCAGGCGGCCATACATCACTCAAAGACACAGCTCATTAGACGCTTCTACTCTTATAGTTTTGCATTACAACCAGAAGAATGGTACCCAACCGGACAGGTAAATTTCAGTCTCGTAAAAGAACAATTCTTAGACCTAAGTCTGACACCATGTGTAGATTATGCAAGACAGGTTCGAGTATACGCCGTAAACTATAACATCCTTCGTGTAGGTGAGGGAACTGCGAAAACTATTTTTGATTTGAAATACTAAAGATGAACATGCAAACTGGATTCGGTGATGGTGGTGATGGTATGGCAGAACAATACATTACCAGCATGACTAACATTCTCCTACCCGTTTTTGAACGGGGTGTGATACTCGCAGCTGAATATTCTAAAGCTTGTGGAAGAGATACACTTCTTCCAGAAGACATGGAATATGCAATGAAATACTGTGCTATGTACACAGTTGGTCAAACGACGGGAACGATGTTCCCCGATATTTATCAGGAAGAAGACTCTGAATCTGAATCTGATGAAGAAATGGAGGTTGTTTCTGATGATGAATGTCCTATATTCGAGAGATACTCAGGAAATGATCAAACATTTCTCCAAATGAATGAAGCATATGATAGGTGGAACACATGGGTTCCTCAGAATCCGACAGAACACATGTTAAAAAATGCTATTAATAGTAATGAGCATCTCAGAGCCTGATGGTTGGACATTCTCGGAGAATAAGAGTAAATTACACATTTCTAATTTAGACTCCAGCTCTAGTGATGAATCATCGGATGATGAGGCATTGTTTTCAAAAACAAAATCAATCAAAACTAAAAAGTTTAAGAAGATAGTCAAGAAGGAAGAAGTTAAACTAGAATAATTTTCTTGTAATACTGTATAACAAACACAATGTCGGCCGCTGCTCTCCAGACCGTAAACCTCGTCACCCAGGAACTCCAGACCCAAACTCTCAACTCGATTGTTGGTGGTTTCTCGTTCGCCGCGGCTATGTCGTGGATGGACTTTGTTCGCTGGACCATCACCCAGGTCGTAAAGGTTCCCAAGAACGGTGGTGCTCAGTACGCGCTTACCGCTATCCTTACCTCCCTCCTCTCTGTGGTTGTATTCCTTGTAATCTCCCGCATTACCGGTAAGGTCACTAAGCCCGCGCAGCCCGTCTACGCGGTGACCCGCTAATTGGTTTACCCTTCATAAAAAATATCAGAAGTAGACCAACTATAACAATAAGCGCAATATAGAGATACTCCTTTCTCCATATATAAGAATTCTTCACCACCTCAGGAATACTTATTATTGGCTCTTCTTTCTCAACCTTCTTTGGCTCTTCTATAGGAACTTTTGGTAAATTCTCAAGTTTATCAGTAGAACCTGTTATCTCAAATTTCAATATATGGTCCTGATTTCTAAAATCATATGGGATGAGTCGACCATGACTCATGTAAAAGAATTCAACTTTGACATCCTTTATCATCTTCTGACTCCCAGAATGGAAGTGATGCACTAGTACATCATCAGTACCATTGAAGTTTATAAAATCAGAGCCATCCAGGAGTATATGACCTGTATAAAAAGGTGTCGACGTGTATACAGTTTGAGTGAATTCATCCGAACCAGTCGTAAGTTTTAACACGAGTGAATTTGGACCATTCAAATTTATGGCACCCGAACGAAGAGTATTGTTGGTAGACGTAAAGTTTTTTGAACTAAAACCCATAATCTGATGTGGTGTTGTTAATGATGAAGTATTACTCAAATACCCATTCGTACCGTCATAAAATTCAATTGTGAAATCATCTGATGCTTCTGTGTTTGAAAATACCAATGAATCTGTTTCCTCGTCAAATATGACGCTGTCTATATGACTATTGGAAGGTGCAAGTTCTATATCCAAGTCTTCAGCTAACACGTACCCATTTGAATAGTTTGTTTCATTTAGTGTAATATCTACACCATCTACACTAAATGTTTTGTTCGTGGCTGATGTCATCAATTGGGGAGTAGGAATACGAGCAGACACGAGCTTTATGTTGGATATATCATAAATAGGATTGTCTAAATTTACGACATAATTATTGGCGTACGTATAGATACTCGTATCTCTTTCACTACTATCTATGTTAAGGGTGTGTACCTTCATTAAAATAGGGGGATACTATTTTAATGACTGTTTTTATCTGACACTCTAAAATCTTACTGGTAAAGACCATGCGCGAGGGGGTTGTTCTGGAGCTGCCTCTTCGCGATACCAAGGTCTCTCGTGTTGGGATTCGCATTGCCCTTGTACGAGTTAAACTGGTGGAAAGGTTTCTGCTGATAGTTTTGACTCCAACCACCGTTAGCAGCATTCACGCGACCATCGACACGTGTAGTATCTGTGCGAACCGCTGTAAGAGCACCACCCTGCTTGAGAGCAGACTCACGAACATTCATGCGACCGGCATTACCCATGCGGTTTGGTTTACCTCTACGATCTTCGGGTCGGAAACCATACCTCATGAGCTCTTCATTCGTCTTGGCAGTCACTTGAGAAGCAGCGCTCTGGGTATAAGCACCATGATAACTGTGAATACCTGGAGCTGGGCGGTTTGTGTAGGTGTACTGTTCATCGTTGCGATCACTCTTGAATCGAGTGGGATCTTGCGACATCGTCTGCGCGGAAATGAAACGCTTGGCACCATTGAATCCTAAACCATCATTACGAAGACCAGTCTCCGAACGGTTCGTAGTACGCTTTGTCTTCTCATGCTCATTCCGGGGAACTACACCAGACATACCTTGAGCTCTTCCAGCCATGGTAGGACGCCTCGAGGGGAGGAAAGCAGTGGTATCAGGCTTGTTGTGAGTCAATTGACCAACAGTAGCCGAACGACCACCAGTGACATCGGCAGCAGGGCCGGAACGCCCTGGAAGTGTTGTCAACCTGTACTCACCAACGTTAATTGGGTTGACCCTAAAAGTCTGCTGAAAGCCACCAACCGCTGGTACACTGGGGTCAACACCCAAACCTGGACCAACGAGTTGCTTCTCAATAGGGGAAAGGTTGTTCATGCGACCATGGTCATACATCCGGTTCCTCATGTTTAGGATTTCCTGACCACCACTACGCTGTTGCATGGTGATGTCTCCAAAATTCTCCATCTCCCGCTTGTGAGGCACTTCGTTAGTAGGTTGAAAATTATTCGATTCATTTATTTCTGGATTTTTCAATGTTGGTGTGTCGTCGACAGAAACTTTTGCTGGTTGAGACTTGGTACTCAAGTTCCTTCCAGTAAAAACAAGACCTGCAATAGCCATGAGTGATATAGGATCAGCCATTCTTACTTCTTGTTAACATTTTTATTAATGTACCTTTGCTGAAACAAACCATTCTGAAGTTCGGCTCGGGTACTCGCGGGCTCATATCGCATCGTGCGAAGTGGAACCTTGCATTCCATGTTAGTGAGGGGAAACAAGTTTCGCTCATAAGTTTGAACGATGTGCTTGTTAAACCGGGAAGTAGATTGAGGGCGGAGTTGATCACTAGTCTCAATGTATTGTGCTGGTGAACCCTTGCCAGCCATGTAAGGGGCAGTCCCGTACAACATAGTGTTGGGTCGGCAACTGCCACAGTTAAGGCTACCGGGCTGGGGGTATACAAAAATTTCATCAGTCGCTTTTACGGGAGGAACAGCACCCGCATTTTGAACAATGGAAAGTCCAGGTTGAAGCTGATACGCCATTTATTATTACATGAGAATATTTATCTAGCAAACATGCCAGAACGCTTGTCGCCGTTGGTTCCCAAACCCGAAAAAGCCTCAAGCTGAACACCCCGAGCATTGGGGTCGCAGAATCGTGTATCACTCTTGCACATGGGAGCATTTTTTCGCCCATAAAGAGATTCCGCGAAGCTTGTTTGGTCTCCTGGGATTTTGGTCACTGGGTTAGAAACAAACTGGCGCTCCATGGCATTGCGAAGATACCTTGGCATAGATGTACGAGAACGTCCGGCATCATATGGGATACGATCGCTACTGTACGCCTGAACAAATGGTTTTACAGTGGGGTAATAACACGCCTCCAAACGATTGGGTGCGTCAGTGTAATCAGTGATGAGAACATTGCCGAGGGGGTTGTTAGGAGTGGGCATCTGACACGAGACGCCTTCATCGACAGAACTACCGTACGTCTCCTTCACCATTCTCGACTTATAAAGAACGTAAATAACACCCAAAACGGTTATACCCAAGACAAAGATGCGAGGGTCGCGACGGATGAGATAAAGAACGGTACACACATAAATGACAAAACGCGAAGCAGCATTTACCCTGTCTTCTGGTGTTTGTTCACCTGTTGGCCAGAATTGAGTAACTTCTTCAGCATCAAAAAGTTGCTGAGGGTTGTCAAACCAAGCCTTCATTTAATATATGTGGAGGTTTATTTTTTTGGAAGACCCTTCAGCATATTACCCATCATTTGCATGAGGGCATCCTGGTCAAGTTCACCATTGCCATTTTGCATGTTGTCAGCGACACCCTTCGCAATGCTCTCAATCTGAGAGAGGGTACCCTCTGGAAGCGATGTGATCGTGGTACCAAGCATGTATAGGGTCTGAAGGTACTGCCAGGTAGCACCCTTAGTGTTATCAGACATCTTGACCCAATACGACTTGATATCAAGTTCCTTGAGGAAATCGATGTTCTCGATCTCATTGAGAAGGAAAGTCTCATCCTTCGCAGAAATCTTATCCGCGTAGGGAGAAACACCCTTCATGTACCCATCAACGACAAGACGGGGGTTCGTCGACTTGAGTAGGTCGAACGACGTAAGCATTTTCTTAATTCCTTTTTCCTCTGGAAAAGTCTTGTGCAATTCCACAAGAAATTGACTCATCATATCGTTGAAAGCAGAGACAGACGCCATTTTCTTATTATATTGGGTTAATCTTTAAGTTTAGAAAGGTTCACTAGAGATAGTCTCCTTTTTACCTAACCCACCCGACACGATAAAAAACACTAGAATCGCATTGAGTACGGCAGGTTTGGTGTATTTGTTAAGCTCGAGCTTACCCTCGTTGTTGAGATACGCTTTGAGATGAATATAAGCCGCGGTTAGTCCGGCCCCAATGAGGGCGGCACTCACGGGGTCGCGTAAATGATCGGAGAGTTCCATTTAATAATACCGGGGATTTTTTGTACGCTGCTCTGGTGCATCACCAAATAATACATTATCATCTGGTTCTTCCTGAGGTTCACCCATTGGCTCGGCAATTGGTTCAGAAACGGGTTCTGGTGGCTCGGGTGCATGTACACCGGGTACAGTTTTGAATTCATTTTCAAGACCGGTTGGCTGGGGATCATTCATCTCCATAGGCTCGGACTCAGGCTCGGGTTCTGGTTCAAATGGAGGCTCGGGCTCCCCCATGGGCTCTCCCATTGGTTCGTCGAACACGTCGGGGTCGGTTGTATCATGAACATCCCCATCGAGAGAAATATCACGGGTTTCCTGGGACATGTATGTCTGGAGAATCTGTTGCACAGGGATGAGTTCCTTTACCGTGTTCTCAATGCAGAGAGAAAGACGCATAGTGAGATTCTCATCACGCGCATACTCACTCTGTTCCTCATGGAAAATATAAGGGTCCTTGTACAAATCTCTCGCAGCGTTGTTGTAGCAGGTTTGAATGAAAACCTCTTCAGTTGGAAGCTTTAGGGAAATCTTCTTATTGTCCGCCTTGAGACGAACCGCCGAGAGAATCTTAGTGCAGGCAACGAAAACAGCCGCGAGAAGGTCCCCAAACCAGGAACACCTGTCAGTTATGTTATCCGAGTGGCGCTTAGACATCGCATTAGACCAGTTAGGAACCTCCTTCAGGTGCTTCTGGAACATGATGAGAACCTGCTTCCCCTTCGAAGTCTTCATCGATTCGGTGTAAATATCTTGGAAAACTTCAATCATAGGTGGACACATGATAAGGCACATCTGGCCGAGGTACTCCTTTTTAGCTTCACATAGAACATTAAGGTTTTCAGCCATTTTATATTAACTACACAAAAATAAACTTTAAGTCTCACGCACACGTTCCATAATTTTTTTACAAAAATAGATTAGTTCTTCTG